GGGTTCGACTATCGGTTTAAGGACACGCGGGACGCCTGCCTCCTCATCACGGTCGATAAGCGATGCCTGGCAGATATGCCGGACATCAAGAAGCCCATGGAAATCACGATCAAGGCGAAGAGAAAGCAGCGCAGCCTGTCCGCGAATGCCTATTGCTGGGTGCTTTGTGGGAAGGTGGCTGCAAAAATCGGAAATGGGATGCGGAGTGTGGACGTCTACCGCACAGCCATTCAGAGGGCGGCAGATGATACGATGTGGATCCCCGCTCGCGTCCCCAGAGGAAGAGCAGGCGAGCTGAAAGAACGGTGGGAGCACAACGGGGAGGGGTGGCTCGCCATCCCTTTGAATAGCGGGTATGAACCATATACCGAATTCCGGCTGTTTCAGGGCTCGTCGACTTATGACACACGGCAGATGGGGCGTCTGATTGACGAGCTGATTTCCGAAGCCGAGAACATTGGTATAGATGCACTGACACCCGGCGAGAAAGCGAGGATGATGAGCGAATGGGAGAAGTGAGAAGGCATAAACCGTTTCGATTGAGTGACAAGGCCTACAGAAAGCTTTGCATGCTGGTGGATGAAAGAGATGAGGGGTGCGTTATCTGTGGCAATCCTGCCGTGGAACATCACCATATCGTTTTTAGATCCGAGGGTGGAGAGGACCGGCTGGAGAATCTTATCGCCCTGTGCCATGAGCACCATCAACTTTGTGCCCATGGGTTAGACAAGCACTATTGGCAGCAGGATTTTCTGGCCATGATGAAGCTGCCGGAGGCGAAGAGGTTCGCCCAAAAGCACAGTAAGCAGCTGGCAAAGATCTACGCGCACGAGAGGAGGTGAGGACATGGAGAAAAGGTATTTTTGGATCAAGCTCAAGGAAGATTTCTTCGATAGCGAGCAGATGGATTTTATTCATGACATGCCGAACGGGGCGGAATACATCTACATTTACCTTCGTTTGTGCCTGCGGTTTGCCAACAATGACGGCATCGTAGAACGGCGAATCGGGCCGGACGTACGACTTTCGTATGATATGCAGAAGCTGGCCGAGATTGTGCATAGCACTCCAGATTCGGTCGTTGTAGCCCTGCAGATATTCAAGCAAATCGGGCTCGTAGAAGAGATTCATAACGGGGCGTTTATCATTCCCGGCATTAGTGACATGGTGGGAAGCGAATCAGCAGTAGCCCAAAGAGTTAGGAAACACCGTGCATTGAAACGGATGCAAGAGAGTCAACCACTGTTACAATGTAACGAAAATGTAACGTTCAAAGTAACGACAGAGAATAGAGATAAGAGATTAGATACTAGAGATAAGAGTATAGATAAAGACATAGAGAAAAAGAGTCGAAAAAGACGGCTTTCTGTAGTGGATGCCATTGATGACTTGCCTTTTGGGGATGCCCTCAAGGCGTCTCTCAAGGCATGGGCCGTCATGCGAAAGGAAGACCTTAAAGCCCCTGTTTCTGCGAAGGCGTTGCGGCTTGGTATTTCCAGGCTTCAGAAACTTTGCGGAGCCAATGAAGAGGCGATGGTCGAGGTGGTGGATCAGTCTACTTTCAACGACTGGAAAGGATTCTTCCCGCTAAAAGGGGAGCGGCAGCCGCCCGCCATGCAGGACCGGCGGGCGCAGATGAAGCAGGCTGTGGAGAAGGGGGGCTGGTAATGTGGATGCAGCAGCGCAGAAAGTAATTTCGGATTTTGTTGCCATGGGTTTCCAGTTATCAGGGGCGACCGAGCCACAGCAGCAGGGCAATCTGCTGGAAGCGATGCAGAAGGCAGGGATCCCTAAACGGTACTACGGATGCAGCTTCGAGGCGCTTTCCAAGGGTGGATGCCCGGAGGATGTGCGGCCCATGGCAATGGAGGCGTACCAATATGCCTCGCATATCAAGGCGAATGCAGCGGCAGGGAAAGGGCTCCTCTTCTTTGGAGAGGTTGGCCGAATGAAAACGACGCTTGCTGTGTGCATTGCCTGCGAGGCTTTGCGGCAGGGGCTTGGGGTGTATTTCATCTCGATGCCGGAGTTGCTCGACACAATGATTTCCATGAGCCGCAACCGAGACAATTCCGAGCTTCGGAAGTTCGAAGAGCGCATCAAGAATGTCACTATCTTGATACTGGATGATTTCGGTGCGGAATATCCCAGGGACTGGGTGCTGAACAAAGTGGATGCCATTATTACGAATCGGTACAACAACATGAAGCCCGTGATCATCACGACAAACATGCTGCCGAATGAAATTAAAGAGCGGTACGTCCAAAGGGTGTACGACAGGCTCCGGAGTACGAGCAAGATTCTGGGGACGTATGGAGACAGCCTGCGGAAGGCCGCGGAATAGGAGGACATATGATTATCATTCAGACTGAGGATGGATCTATCGTAAGAGATCCGAAGGAAATTTACATTGACAAAGATCTGGATGGGCATCTGCATATCTACGCGGACTTGTCCAGCACGGATCGAGTAAAAGCTGTAGAACTTACAGTTAGTGATTATTCAAAAGGAGTCTTAGAGCAGATGCTCGAGACGATGTATAAGAAGATGGATGACTGGCTCTTCATGGGGGAATACCGGTACTACGTTATCTGCATGGAACAAGTGCTGGATATGGCGAAGCAGGATCGCATGGAGGTATCTCATGACTGAGTGGGAAGTCCTGCTCTTCGTCTGCATCGTCGGGATGGTGCATCTTTGGCTGGCCGTCGATAACCTGCAGGACCACCAGCGGAAAGTGGTGCGCGACCTGATGGGCTTAAAGATAGAGGTGGATGCTATGGCTGCGCGAGAGGCGAAAAGGCTGAAAAAAGGAGGAGAAGAAAATGAATGATTGTGAATTTATTGGAAACCTGACAAAAGATCCAGTGATTAGAAATACGAAGACTGGGAAAGCGGTGGCCTCTTTTTCCATCGCGACGAATCGAGACTATGTGACACCGCAGGGGGAAAAGAAGCAGCTTACTGACTACGTGAATGTAGTGGCATGGGGAGAGCTGGCAAGTGCTGTATCGCAGTATCTCCAGAAGGGGAAGCGCGTGCTCGTCCAGGGACGGCAGTCAACCCGGTCGTATGATGACCCGAAGGGGCAGAAAAGATGGGTGACGGAAATCATTGCGCGCATCATCGCTCTGCCGCTTCCTACGCATGCGCAGAACCAACAGGCACAGCAGGGCGGCCAGCAGTGGGGATGGGGAAATGGGCAGCAGAATAGCTACAGCCAGCCACCGCAGGGCAATAATTATGGACAGCCGTGCCAGCAGGGACAGCTTAGCCAGGTGAGCCCGTACCAGCCGCAGTGGAATGGATACCCGCAGCAGGGAGCAGCACCCCATGGGGATAGCACTGACTGGTGGGGACAGTTTGGGCATGCTGTGCCGCAGGGATCGGGCGATGGGAAAGATGAGGATATCCCGTTTTAGGAGGTAGAATGAGCGAATTGTCAGAAGGAATTATTTATCTGGCTATGCTTGTAGTGGTGGGGCTGCTGGTGTATGTGCAGTACGAAATCGAGAAGATGAGGTTTGACCTGTTCTGCATGGATCTGAGGGTCAAAGCATTAAACGAGGACCTGCAGCGCGTGGTGGCACGAGTGGATAGGGAGGGAAGAGCATGGCAAAAGATGGAATGAAGCGTTCGGCATATTGCCAGGGGGACCCTGTATTCAACGAGGTATGGGGGAAGTGGAGAAAGGAGGAGCGACGAGCAAGAGAGGAAGCCCGCGCCATGATGCCTATCCGGGTAATGGGCATTGTGAGGCTGCTGGTCAAGCGGGCAGGATACAAGCTGATTTCAGATATTGAAATTCTGGATGAGCGGACGGGCAATCGTTACAAGTCCGTTACCAGAAACAAAGGAGGCAGCCAATGAACAATGGCATTTACTTCTGCATCGGGCTTGGTGTAGGGAGCATGATTACGATGGCGGCGTTCGTCATCACTATCTGGGTAGTGCTTTTCTGGAGGAAATGGAAATGAACAGATTTTGTTTCATGGTTCCAGGAAAGCCGCAAGGGAAAGGACGACCCCGATTTTCTCGGAAGAGCGGGACTGCCTACACACCCAGTAAGACAAGGGACTACGAGAGGCTTATCGCGAGCCGTTTTTACAAATTTGGCGGGGCAAAAGTGTCGGGGCGCGTAGTGGTGGATATCATTGCGGCCTTCCCCGTTCCAAAGTCTTGGACGATTCAAAAGAAGACGGATGCCGTCTGCGGGGATGTTTCGCCCGGCAAACCAGACATAGACAACATACAGAAGGCCGTGCTAGACGGGCTGAATGGCGTAGCCTATGACGATGATTCACAGGTGGTAGATGTTCACTGCCGAAAAGTTTATACCGATGAAAGTAGATTGATTGCGGGGGTTTACATCAGACTGACACCCGTAATGGATGAATGGAGGATTCCGGAATGGTTATTAGTACAGTGAGAACCGGAAAAACAAAAATGGTTGCGTATATGGATGGGAAAGATCTCAAGACTATCCAGTCGAAAGATGAACCGGCACCCGAATTCAATGATGCATGGGACAATCTGGCATTAGATATCAAAATGGCGCTCGCAACCCAGCTTGGCGTGGAGACTGCCAATCTTAGCGGATTCACGCAGGATCACAAAATGGAATTTGCGAAGATCCATTACGAATACACTGACAATGAGGAGACACCATTTAGCTATGATGTATGGGGACACCATAGCATTGTCGGGACGGATTACGATACAGACATCAAGCTGCATTTCCAGTTTGGAGAAAAGGGCGCGCCGGACAAGGCAGCCCTTGCCATTCGAGAGGAGGCGAGGAAATACGTGGCGAAGTATAGAGGGCAGACAAGCCTGTTTGAAGATATGGATCAGGAAGAAAATGGAGGAGATAAGGATGAAGGTTAAAATCGATATCAAAGACAAAAGGCTGCTTACTATGAAAGAGTTCTGCGCATATACTTCATTTGGCCCGAGCACGGCCCTCTTCTTTGCGACTGCACATAAGCTGTGCCGCAAGATTGGGAATCGCTGGATGGTAGACAGGGTGAAGGCCGACCGCGTACTCGATCATCTGTATGGGGGCGAAGTATGAATGTGCGGAAATTGTTGCACCAGGTGTATAACGAAATTTCTTGTCTCGAGTCGCTTCGTAAGCAGCGCGCTATGGTAATAGAAGATACTGCTGGGGCGAAAGCGATACAAATTGAGGCGGAGAAAGTGTGCGGAGGGCGACAGTCTGACTTGTCAGAAGTGTTAGAGAACATTGAAGAACAGGTCGCGCGACTGGATGCAATCATCGGAAAGCAGCTCGAGCGTATCATGAAGCATCGGGAAGTGGCGTATAGAATCCTTGAACGAATGCCAGAAAGCCCTGGGAAAATGGCTGTGCAAGAGCACTACCTTTACCACGTGCCGTGGGAGGAACTAAGCGGGAGAAAGTACTACGCCACGGGCTACCTCAAAAGGGCAAGCGGAGAGTGTATCACAGAGCTTCAGAAAATCTGCGACGCAGAAATGTGAATGTCCATGTGTTCATTGGATATTCACAGGCGGTAAAATAGTCTCTGCGGGAGAGGTTACTTTTTATCGTGTCGAAATGTGCTAAAATGCTAGTATGAGATGTTGATGAAGGGACCTGCATTCCCAGAGATATCTCCTCCTACTTGTCAGGGGAAGACCCCACAACCACCCCCTGGCACAGATTATTCCGAGAGCACTCATCGAAAGATGGGTGCTTTTTCGTGTGTAAATACAGGAAGAAATTCCATTTTAAGGGGGCGGGCGGTATGAGAAAAGAAAATTTCGGACATGGATATGTCCTCGACCCCTGCTGCGGAGGGAAAAGCTTTTATTTTGACAAAGAAGCAGCAGAGAACGTGGTCGATTTCATAGACAAGAGGCGTGGTACATTTACCTACGGTGATAGAAAAGTAACAGTAGATCCAGATGAGGTTGGTGATTTCACTAATCTTAATGACACATCCGTTTGTCTGTGCGAATACAATCTTGTGGTATTCGACCCGCCGCATCTTACGCGAGCAGGGAAAGGATCATACCTTCGCGAAAAGTATGGCGTACTTCCGCATGATTGGGAGAAAGAACTGAGCAGAGGATTTTCTGAATGCTTCCGCACATTGTGTGATGGCGGTGTTCTGGCGTTCAAATGGTCAGACTACGACATTCCTTTTCAGAAGGTAATTGAATTAGCGCCTTACAGGCCGCTCTTTGGTGATAGACGCGGGAGGACCCGCTGGACGTTTTTGGTAAAGTGTGAAGCGCTTAAAAAGGAGATTGACCATAGCAATGCATGATGTAATTGTGTTCGGTTCGTCCGGGGAATGATGACAGGCGGATTTCTTGCTACTGGCTTTTTGAGCCTGTTTTTGATTAACCGTGAGAGGCAATGTAGGAGGGGGCGAAAGCCATCGCAAATCGTTTTCCTCCTTTGCAAAAGGCTCGCGGCAACGCGGGCTTTTTTGCTGCTATTTTCGAGAAGTGAGGTGGTGACAGTGGATGAAGTCGCTGACGGTGAAGCAGCGGCGGTTCGTAGACGCATATATCGAGACGGGAAATGCGGCGGAAGCCGCCAGACGGGCAGGCTATAAATCACGCAATGCTGATGTGATGGGCCGTGAAAACTTACGAAAACCTACGATCAGAAAAGTACTGGAGGCACGACTGAAAGAGCTCGAGGACGTGCAGATCGCCGATGCCCGCGAAGTGCTCATCTATCTCACCTCGGCCATGCGCGGGGAAATCGAAGAGGAGGTCGTTGTCGTGGAAGGGACTGGCGGCGGCCGCAGCAAAGCAAAAACCATGAAAAAGCAAATCGGGGCTAATGATCGTATCAAAGCAGCGGTGCAGCTGGCGAAGCGCTACGGACTGGACAGGCCGGAAGATGCTGACGGTGAGGCACACATTACATTCAAGTTTGAAAGAGGCGGGGATGATGGAGATTAATGTAGCGGACCATGTGGGGCCTGCTTTTGATGCTGTCTTCCAAGACATCATTCATCACCGTCATACCCATTATTGGATGAAAGGTGGCCGTGGCAGTACGAAGTCCTCTTTTGTGAGTGTCGTGCTGCCTATCCTGCTATTGCAGAACCCCAAGTGCCATGCGGTCGTACTCCGAAAAGTCGGGAACACCATCAAGACATCGGTTTATCCGCAGGTATTATGGGGAATCGATGCTATGGGCCTTAATGGTTTGTTTTCCGCAAAGATTTCCCCGCCGGAAATCACCCTGAAGCATACGGGGCAGAAGATTTATTTCATGGGCGATGATGATCCCATGAAGCTCAAGTCCATCAAGCCGCCATTTGGCTATATCGGTGTGGTGTGGTTTGAAGAATTCGACCAGTTCGCCGGTATGGAAGAGATCCGGAATCTGAACCAGTCTTTGCTTCGCGGCGGTGATAAATACTGGGAGTTCTGTTCTTTCAACCCGCCAAAGTCGAGAAACAACTGGGTGAACGAAGAGCAGCTCTATGACGATGCGGACAGGCTGGTACACCATTCCACCTATTTACAGGTCCCGAAGGAATGGTTAGGCAGCCAGTTCCTGCTGGAAGCGGACAAGCTGAAGGGGAAGAATCTCAAGAGCTACGAGCATGAGTATCTGGGGAAAGTCACAGGGACCGGCGGTGCCGTCTTCGAGAATGTAGAGGATCTGCGCATGAGCAATGAGATGATCGCACAATTCGACAAGCTGCATTGCGGGCTGGACTTTGGCTTTGCAGTCGATCCGTTGGCTTTTGTCCAAATGCACTATGACGCCAAGAAGGAAGAACTGTATATCTTTGACGAAGTATATCAGCAGAAACTCACGAACCGCGCTGTGGCGCAAATCCTGCGCGCCAAGCACCTCACGGCACCGATCATTGCCGACTCTGCAGAGCCGAAGAGCATTGCTGAAATACGTGACATGGGCTTCAACATTATCGGATGCCGCAAAGGGCCTGACAGTGTAGCTTACGGCATCAAGTGGCTACAGGAAAGGCGGAAGATATACATCGATAAGCGCAGGTGCCCGAACACATACAGGGAATTTACCTGCTACGAATACGAGAGAAATCGTCAGGGGCAGTTTATTTCTGCCTACCCTGACGCAGACAACCACGCGATTGACGCCGTGCGATACGGTATGGGTGGACAGTCTATCAGAGCGAAACGTTCGAATATTTACTAAGGGGGAACCATGGCAGATTTACAAGGTCAGTTGCTAATCAACCTGCCCGGAGACGACGAATACATGATGATCCATGATGCCTATTATGGGACCGGATTATTCGTGCAGGGGCGGGGGCTTATCCAGCACCCGAGAGAGTCGGTAGAAAATTTCATGAACCGCAAGAAGCTGGCGTACTACTGGAACTACACGGGCCCTATTGTCAATGCGATGGTAGACCCGATTTTCAAAGACGAAGTGCGCCGGGAATACCGGAATTCTGAAATGTTTCAGGGGTTCCTTGAAGATTGCGACCGAGCGGGGACAAGCTATCAGGACTTCTGCAAAAGTGCGGCGCTCATAGCAAAATTGTACGGAGCGGCCTATATTGTCGTAGACAATTCGGATGAAATGGAAGGGACGCTTTCCGCTGCGGTGCGAAATCGGCATTTCCCCTTCTTGAAGGTCGTATCCCCGATGCAGATCAGGGACTGGAAGATAGATGACTATGGCCGCCTGACCATGTTTCAGTATGAGGAGCGTATTCGCAGCGGGGCATACACAGAGACGTCCCGCACTCACACATGGACGGCGGAGGAGTGGTCAATCACCAGCGGGGCGGGAAGCAAGGAAACAGGAGTGAACCCGCTCGGGGTGGTCCCTGTGGTGCAGTGGCTCGCACGAAACACCGACAAGCGGATCATAAAGCCGCCGTCTGAATACGTTTCTGTGGTGCAGACTAACTACTTCCTGTATCAGCTTTGCTCATGGCATGCGCAGATTCTGAGGGATCAGGCGTTCAACATCTTGACCATCCCAGACCCCGGGACGGATGATATCACCATCGGGACGAACAACGTCCTTGCCTATCCGCCGGAGAGCACGCACACGCCGACATTCATCGCCCCGGCAGCAGCCCCGGCGGACATGCTGACGGGGCAAATGGACCGATGCGTGAAAGAGATGTTCCGCATGAGCGGGCTCGAGTCCATCCTTGGGGCAAGCACCAGCGACAATAAGTCGGGCGTATCCAAAGAATGGGACTTTGAAAAGACCAATAAGCGCATTGCTGATTTTGCGGTGCGCTGCGAGAATGCAGACAAGGCCATTATCAGGCTGTATGAGGCATGGTCGGGGGAAAACACCGGCTACAAGGTGGAATACCCGCGTGATTTCAAGATCTCCGATGTATCGGACGGACTGGCGAATGCACAGGCAGCTATCGACCTTGGCTTTGATTCCATCGCATACAAGCAGGAAGTCTTGAAGAAGGTGCTGGCGGCATACATGCCGAACCTGGCACCGGATGTATATGACGCCATTCTAAAGGAAATGAAGGCAGCGGCAGAGAGAGCCGCGCAGGATGCAGCATACGGAGTAGATGATGACACCAAAGGCGGAGAAGGAGCTGGCGGAGTTCCAAAGGGAGATCAGGGAGAACCTAAACAAGACGGAACGGCGAATGACGCCGCTGGAGGCGGTGCGCAGCGCCTATAAGAAGCACCCCGTCATGGAAGTCATGCGAGATGAGCTGGTGGATGTGCTGGTGGCAGAAGCCCAGAGGGGCGGAGCTGCTGACGTCGAGAAGAAAAAACTGAAGGCAGCCATGGCAAAAGCATGGGCCGAGGATGCTTTAACGCTTTCTGCGCGCACCACCCATGGCCACCGGTGGGTCGTGGAGCAGTCGACAAAGACCATCGAAGCAGCCATCAAGAAGGGCGGCAGCGTCATGACGCTTGCCAAAGAGCTTTTTGATGGATACGGCCATGACCACGTCATCCCGAAACAGGAAATCCCGGAATTCATGGGAAAGCTTGTCGCTCTGTCTAAAGACTACCAAGGGAACGCGTTCAAACGCGCCCTGCGCGATGCGCAAAGGAACATCGATAAATTATCCACGCAGGGACTCAAGGCGGCCTACAAGGGCATAATCAGCGCTATTTCAAAGGGCAATGAGGAGATGGTAGATAAAGCCATTTACGTAGCCACCCAAGAGAAAGCCAGATACTTCGCGGAACGAATCGCCCGCACTGAGAAAGCGAGAGCCTACATGGATGGGGTCATGTATCAATATGCCAATGATCCCGACTGCGTGGCCTTCAAGTGGAAACTTTCGAGCCGTCATCCATGTGATGACATTTGCGACCTGTACGCCCGTGCAGACCTTTGGGGGATGGGTGAGGGCATTTTCCCGAAAGACAAGCTCCCGAAGCTGCCAGTCCATCCGAACTGCATGTGCCGTGTGGTTCCCATATTTCATGGATCCATGCGAGTAACAAGCGAAACCCCGACAGACAAGACGCTTGCCGGAGGGCTCGCCTACATCATGATCCTTACAGAGATGCAGCGCCATTCACTTCTCGGGGTGAATGGCGCGAAGGAAGTCCAGAATGGAGCCAGCTGGAAGCAGTATGCGAGGGGGTATTCCGATGAAGTGATGGAAAGTAGGGTCCAGCCTGATGTGGTAAACATATGCGACATAGACCCTGACATATACTCCAAGATAACATCTGAAATTCGGGGGACCAAAGTAATAATTACGCAAAAACAAATTGAGCACATCAAAGAACGGCACGCGGATGCTGCCGAAATTGTGCTGAAGAAGTACAAGGCTGTGCTAAAGGACCCTGATTATATTTTCCTAGATGAAAAACATGAGCATACAGGGCTTATAGTAAAGAAACTAGAAAATACTGTGAAGGGTGAACTAATAAACATTGTTTTAAGAATCGCGATAGCTGAGGATAAACCGGGAGTAAAGCATTCGATTATTACCGGTTGGAAGATTAGCGAGGCAAGGTTGCAGAATTATCTGAGGACGAAGACGAATGTTTACTCAAAAGAATAAATGGAGTATAATGATTATGGAAATCCCTCGAGGTGGTAAATTTCGTTGCAACCACGCACCTTCACGGTCAAAAGAGATGCAGGAGAGGCGACGCCTGCCGAGGGATATCTAACAATCTAAAGCACTCTTGTGGGTGCTTTTTTTTATTGCCTTTCCAAAGGGACGGGAGCCCTGCCGCAGGCGTTAAAGAACGGCATTTTTTATTGGGATACAAGCCCAAAGAGTGAAGAACACGGGAGGTTCTTATTATGACATTAGCAGAAGTGTACGAAGCATTAGGAAAGCTAGACGGCGGCGAAGCTCTGGCCTCGACCATCAAGGCAGAGATCAGCAAAATCAATGCGGAGGCAGCCAAGCAGCGTACAGCCAAGAATGCGTCTGATGCAAAGATCACCGAACTCGAAGCGAAGGTGCAGGAGCTGACGGAAAAAGGTACAGGGGACCAGACGGTCGTCGAGAAGATGCAGAAGCAGCTGGACGAGCTGACGAAGAAATATGATGCCGCAGAAAAGGCCCGCGGGGAAGAACACGCGAAAAGGGTACATGCGGATATCACGCAGCAGACGGTAGCAGCCCTCACAAAAGGGAATGCAGCCAGCCCGGCAGAAATTGCGAAGATTCTCATTCCGAGCATCGCGGCCGAGGAGGACGGCTCGTATAAGTTCACGAATGCTAAAGGCGAGAAGGTATCCATCGAAGACGGCACCGCGGCATGGCTCAAGGATAACTCCTGGGCGGTGAAGAACAACCAGAACGCCGGAAGCGGTGGCGGTAAAGGTGGCAATGGTGAGCAGGGGAGCGGTGCCGGTGGCAACGTGACCTTGGAGAGCGCTATTGCTGCCCAGTTAAACAACAATTAGGAGAGATGACAAATGGCAGTAACACTTGAACAGGCAAAACTTAATACACAGGACATGCTGGTAAAGGGAACTATTGACGAGTTCCAGAAATCCAACTACCTGCTGAACAATCTGACATTCGCGGACGTGGTATCCCCGTCTGGTGGCGGCGCAACGCTGACGTATGCCTATAACCGACTGAAAACCCAGCCGACGGCGGCATTCCGTGCCATTAACAGCGACTATACCCCGCAGGAAGTCACCAAAGAACGCAAGACTGTAGACCTGGCTATCTTTGGCGGTTCCTATGAAATTGACCGCGTTATCGCGAGCATGGGCGGGGTAGAGAACGAGCTGACCCTGCAGGCACGCCAGAAAATCAAAGCAGCGTCTGCGCTGTTTAACGATACGGTGATCAACGGCAACCGTACCACTAATACAAATGCCTTTGATGGGCTGGATGTAGCCATCAAAGGGAGCGACACGGAAAACGTGCTGGCGAAGCCGATCGATCTTTCCACGGCAGCAGCTATTGAGACCAATTTCATGGACTTCCTGGACAATCTGGATGAAACACTTGCGGCCATGGATGGGACCCCATCTGCGCTGCTGATGAGCTCCAAGATGTTTGTGAAGTTCAAGGCAGTCATTCGCCGCGCGACCATGTATCAGGAAACCAAAGACAATCTTGGAAAGATCATCCCGATGTATGACGGCATTCCGCTCATTGATCTTGGCGCGAAGAGCGGCTCTAATGATCCTGTAGTGGACATTGATCCGAAGAAGGGCACGACTTCCATCTATGCCGTTCGTTTTGGCCTTGACGGTTTCCATGGCGTGACTGTGGCTGGTTCTTCCATGATTACATCCCGCCTTCCGGATTTCAGCACCGCAGGCGCAGTCAAGAAGGGCGATGTGGAAATGGTAGCAGCCGTGGCTCTCAAAGCGACCAGGGCAGCGGCAGTCCTTCGCAACATTCAGATCAAGGCAGCGACTGCCTGATTTGTGAAGGGAGGGGCGGCTGATGGATGCAAAGAAGATATTCGAGAGTATGTGTCGGCTGGCCATTAAAGAGAGTATCGGGATGGTGCAGGAATACGCGGGAGAACACCATCGATTTACACCAAGGACGGGCAACCTGGAGCGATCAATCAAGATCATGCAGCAGGGGCTTGTTGGGACGGTGTATCTGGATGAAGGGCAAGCGCCTTATGGGATTCCTATCCACAACGGCGCGCGCCCCCGCGTCATCGTTCCCCGAACCCGAAAAGCGCTAAGGTGGGCGAAGGGCGGGGAGTTTATTTTCGCAAAGAGGGTAAACTGGCCGGGCATTCGCCCAGATCCTTTCTTGTACGAAGCGTTAGACGCCAAAGAGGGGGATGTGGTCAAGGTATTTGACCACTACACGGATCTTGCATGTATAGAGATCGCCCAAGGGCTAAAGAGGTAATCATGACAGAGTACATCAGAGAAGACGACATCGCGGATCAGCTGCTCATTAACCGTGTGACGGATCAGGAAATCGCCGATGCGAATGAGTACGTAGACCGCATAGCGGCAGCATACAACATCAAGAAAGTGACGGTAACACCCATGGCTAAGAAGCTGGCCGTGGCGGTTGCGAGCCGTGACTGCTGCCTGAACCTCATCGGGACGGATGCCAGTGCGATGATCGGAGACAGACAGGAAGATGCCTACTCCATCAAGTACAAGATCTATGCGTCTCTTGTGGAAGACCTGCGGGGGAGGATCCTCAAGGCAGATTTCCTCGCTGATGAGGAGAAGGACGATGAGGAGGAACGTGGAGCATGGACGAGGGCCGTTTCAATCTCTCGAAGCTGACGGAAAAGGTCAGAAGCTACCTGGAAGAAAGCCTTCCGCGTCTTACATGGGTGAAGGAGTTCAAGGGGGCAGCTATCCCAAATGTTCCGACCGGAACCGTGGCAGCTGGCGAGATGGAATTCGTGGACACATCCAAAGGGGCCGACATGGCCGTTGTTGCGTTTTCCATTTATCTCATTGATCCGGCATCGGAGAATGGGGTAGAGGATATGGCAATGGATGTGCGAGAAGCGCTGGCGGCAAATGACACGCTTGACGATATGATCCAGCATGGAGCCGTCACAAAAATGCAATTCGGGGCAGTCACTGGCAGAGCGGGGGCTTGCCTCATCACTTATAAAGCAAAAGTTTGGATGTAATGGAGGAAGAACATGGCAGATAAAGTAAGAGCCACTATGACGGATGCGAAGCATCGTCTTCAGGGCAAAAATTGTATCGTGTATCTGAATTTTGGTGAGGGAGCCACTGAGGCCGCACCGAAATGGTCGGCGATCGGGGGACAGACCAAGGGAAATCTCGAAATGTCTGCAGATTCCATCGATGGGAGCAATAAGGATTCCGGCGGTTGGGGCGAAACCTACGCCGGAACAAAGACAACCGAGCTTTCCGTAGAGGGATACGTGACGAAGGGTGATGCGGCTTACGATGCGCTCAAGGATGCCTTCGTAAAGGGAGAAGCGGTGGATATCTGCCGTTTCTTCACGGATGCAGGAGAAGCAGACCGCAACTGGTACCACATCACCAAGCTGGGGGACGAAACGCCGCATGATGATATGGTATCCTTCAGCATCACCCTAGGCGGGGTAGGTGCGCCCAAATTCTACACTGGGTTAACCACCGTAGACGGTGTCAAAGGCCCCGCGGCCGAACATGTAGGAGGCTAACAAATGAGATATGACCGCATTCTGCGAAGAGTGTGGGTAAAGATTGACGGGCGCGAGTATGCGCTCGTTTTTTCTTTATCCGTTTTTGAAAAACTGGATGCCGAGAACGATGGAAATTTGATCGTACAGTTATCACAGGGAGACACACATTACAAGCTGCTGAGTCATGCCTTCAAGCTGGCACTGCAGCAGGCGGATAAAAAGATCACCGATCCAGAGGCCGAGGCGTTACTCGAAAAATTCGTTTATGAGGAAGGACTTCCGAGTCTGTCGGCGGCATTTTGGATCGCGGTGGCAGTGTCTGGCCTGATGGGGGCGAAGGTATCCCGCACGCTGCTTGATAGAATGGCCGTTGCGGTGCAGGATGTGGATGGGCTGGAAGATTGCACAGAGGCAGACGAAAAAAACGGAGTGAAGCCGGAAGAATAACCACATTTAGGGAATATCTTTCGGCTATCATGCCTATCTGTTATGGGAAACTGCGAATGACGGGCGAAGAGATAGCCGCCGCCACTCCGTGGGAAATCACTCACAGGATAGACGGGTACGTGGACAGAATGAAAGACAGGCGCATTTTCACGGCATCTTTCATCACGGCGCCTGTCATCAATAGTGGCATGAGGGCTCCGAAAAGGGGCGTCAAGGTGGAAGAGCTGCTGCCTGGAGATTTCCGTGGGAAGTACGACCGGGACGAGGCAGAATACATCAAGGCCCTCATTGAAGAGCAGGAAGAAAAGAGGCGAAAGAATGGTACAGCATGAAATCCGCGTGGAAATCACTGCCGATGGAAGTAAAGCGATAGCCGAGAGTGGGAAGGTCAAGGGTGAGCTGAAAGGCGTCAAGAATGTCAAAATCCCTAACCCCTTCGGCGAAGTATCGAATGGCGCGAAGAAGGCATCTTCCGACGTGGACGCCCTTGGAGGTGCCCTCGGTAAGATCCGCAACATGGTGGCGGGTGCATTCGCCGTAGGGTCCATTTACTCGTTCGGCAAAGCGGCACTGTCGGCGGCAGCCAAAACGGAGCTTTTGCACAAGGGGCTTTCCTTCGTTCTCAATAGCGATGAGGAGGCGAGCCGCCTTGTAAAAAACATTCAGGACATCGGCGAAGCGTCTGCCTATGATACGACCCAGCTACTGCCGCTTGCCAGAGCGTGGGTCAATATCGGCGACAATGTGGACACGGCCACGTCCAAAATGCAGAAAATCGTAGACCTCGGGTCTGCGTATGGGCTGACGTCCGAGCAGGTAGGGGCTGTCAATCTCGCTCTTACCCAGATGCAAATGGCGGGCAAGATCGGCCAGCAGGACATGATGCAGCTGATCAATGCAGGGATTCCTGCATGGCAGCTGCTATCTGAAAAAATGGGTATCCCTGTAGAGCAGCTGAAAGACATGAGCGCAAAAAGCGAGCTGACGCAGGATGCCCTGCAGACGTTATGGGACGAAATCACCGAGAAAACAGAAGGCGCGGCCAGTTCCATGTCGGACACCCTTTCCGCGAAGTTTTCCAATGCGCAGGAAGCGGTAGCAAACAGCATGAGTGCGATGGGGGACATCATCTCTCAGGCGTTCAACGTGCCGGGGGTTCTTGATGCGGCAGGAGAAATGGCTGAAGGATTCAAGACGCACATCAATGCTATTCGTGACGCGGCGAAGGACGTAGGGCTACATGAGGCCATCGTTCAGGAATTGCAAGGGATAAGTCCTGCAGCAGCGGCCGCCGCTGACGGCGTTATGACCGCCTTCGCGTCCATGAAAGATACCATAATGGAAAATCAGACCGCCGTTACTATCGTGGTGGAAGCGATTGGAGCCATGGCAGCTACTGTGGCCATCATCAAGGGTGTGCAGACGGCCTTCCTCGCCGCCAAAGGGGCCGCCACGGCATTTGCTTTGGCTTGCCAGGCGAACCCCATTATATTAGCGATTTCCGCAGTTATCGCTATACTCGTACTGCTTTACACCCATTGGGATGAAGTGAAGGCTATTGCGCTTTCCGTGCGGGATGCAGTCGTCGATGCCGTATCAGACATGGCCGCTTCCGTGAGGCAGAAGTTTGATGAAGCGGTCAATTATGCCAAGGGTATTTGGCAGGGACTCAAAGACTTCATGGCCCATCCGATTGATACGGTCGTGAATGTCATCCGCCGCAATGTGGACGGAGGAAGTGAGGGCGTTACTCCTGCCGGCCGCGCCAAGGGCGGCGTATTTGGCATGGCAAGGGGCGGTATCGTCGGAGGGCTGGTTCCTCTAGCTAATGGCGGGCAGACCAAACACGGTACGCCTGCCATTGTAGGGGAGGCGGGGCCAGAGGCCGTTCTTCCGCTTCGAGAGAATGTGCTGGCGTCAATCGGTAAAGCTATCGCCGCAAGTTACAATGTGGGTAAGAGTAAGTATACAAATCCGGCTGCAGAGATTACCGCTAAAATCAAAAGTCAGGCAAACACCGGTCCCGTCAGTGCTTATGCAAAGATTCTGGAAAAGGCGCAAAAGAGGGCGCAGGCCGTAGGAGAAGCCGTTGCCAAATACGGCGAACTGCAAGAAAAGGCCAACGAAGAATTGGAAGCCTATGCGGATGGCGGAGAGAAGGCTGTCCAGTATCAGCAGCAAATGGCGCAGCTTTCCAAACAAATTGCCAAGGCGCAGGCGGGGGGCAACGAAGAACAGGCGAGCCTTCTGCAGCAGAAGCAGGCGAATCTTGAAGCGTCTTATGCCAAAGAGAAGGCGGCAGCCATCAAGGCAGCGCAGGACATAGCCGCCGAGAAGAAGAACATAGAAATCGAATCAGCGAACGCGATAAGCGCGATCCAGATCGAAGCGATTGAAAAGGTCAACGCACGAGAGACGGCCGTCAAGGAAGCCCAGCGGCAGCTGGATAGAGCGAGCCATGCAGCGTCCCTTGAAGAGTTCACGGCCATGATGGAGGAGAAAGACGCCATCACAGGGGAGAGCTATGCAACGATCCTAGCTAATGAGCAGGCTCTGAATGACATGCGGCAGATTTGGCATGAACAAATGATGCTAAACGCCATGGAATGGGGCGAGTATATGAATCTCACCCTGGCGCAGGTGCAAGAGCAGCTGGTGAATGGGATAGCGCAAGGGCTGACCCAGTGCATCGTCTATGGGAAGAATTTCCGCGACATCATGAACAATCTAGCTAATAATGTGCTTTCCACTGTTCTTCAGGCAGTGCTTCAAAAAGCCATTGGCTCCTTGATGACTATGATCGGACTTGGAAAGACAAAGACCGCACAGGAAGTCGCCAGTGCAGCGAAGGAGAAAGCAGCGCAGGCAGCCAAGAGCGGGACACTAGCCGCCAATGCAACAGCGGCACTCATTGCTGCTAACCCATGGGCCGCCCCTGCTGCGGCAGGCATTGTCGCCGGGCAGATGGGTGCTGCCAGAGCAGCTGGAAGCGTGTTTAAGGATGGTGGCTTTGTTACCGGTCCGGGGACAGGCACCTCCGATTCTATTCCGGCCATGCTTTCCAATGGAGAATTTGTCATCAATGCAGCGGCCGTCCAGCGACTGGGCACAGGATATTTGAACATGCTGAATAGCCCTCACTACGCAGAAGGCGGGCAGGTGGGAACACCGGCCATGGGCGTAGCGGGAAGCGGTGGCAGCGTGACGCTGAATGTATCGGCCATGGACGCGTCGTCTTTTATGGATTTCCTTCGAGGCGGCGGCATGGACTCCATCAAGCAGATGCTTTTCGATGGGACACGAGATTTTACGACGGACGCGGGGGTGTGGTAAATGGCGAGTCTTTTATTTCCATTGAATGCCCGACGTGTGAAGTGGTCCTCGCAGGTCGAGGACGACTGGGACGTGGCGGAGCAGACGACTGCCAGCGGGAAGCGGCGCTCCATCACTTCGCAGACGCTGCCGGGCTGGCAGTTTACCATCGATTTTCCAGCTCTGACAGCAGAAGAGAAAGATACGCTCTTCGCATTCCGTTCCCGTGTGAAGGGGACGCTTATTCCATTCTTCTACAAAGATGCGGAGAACTACCATTGTGAGAAGCTGCGGCTTGGCAGGAACGGCGATGGATCCTACCAGCTGACGGCAAACATGCATGGCCAGCAGGAACCGACGTATTATGCGGATAGGCTGACGGTATGGGTAGACGGGGCGGAGCGCACGGCGCAGGAGTACACCATCGATCGCGGGGCGATTGTATTCAATCATCCGCCGAACACGGGGGCTATTGTCACGGCGACTTACGATTATTGGTGGAAGGTGGTATTCGCGAAGAAGAGTATCACAGTGAAGCAGAAATTTGTGAATTTATTTGAGTGCTCCATCGCATTGAAGGTGGTCCGATGAAAAGCGTAACAGAAGAACTGGCTAGGTATCTCAATACGCAGAAGGAAATGGTGTCGTGTGATTTGTATGTTCTCACACTTTTTAGCGGGACTGCATATTATTTCACCGATGCCGACCATGATGTGACCTACGGCGGGCATACGTACCTGCATAATGCGATCATGCTCAAGAGAGAGCAGACGAAGCTGAACAATGTTGTTTCCGTCGATTCCATGACAGTATCCATTTATGCGACTATCGAGGACAAGCTGGGCGACAAGCCGATCTTCCTAGCGGCGCATGATGGAGCATTCGATCGGGCGACGCTTGCCATGAGCCGCTGTTTCTTTGATTTAGACGGAAACACAATGGGAACCGTAGGATTGTTTTCGGGGCTGACAGAGGTCAAGTCCTGCGGCGGCCTAGCTATGAAGCTCACGGTAAAGAGTAAGGTGCAGGGCATGTCGCAAGAGTTCCCGCGGCGCCGGTTTTATCCGCAAGGTACGTATGCCAATAGCGGCGGCACGGTGTCATCCAGCGAGGAAGAAGATTCTGCGTCTGTCATTGCGCCATTCGTGCCGCTGAAAGAGGTGTTACTGTGAATCCTATCGTAGAAGAGGCCTACACATGGCTTGGGACACCGCACGTGAACCAGGCGAAGGTCAAAGGCAAGGGCATTGATTGTGGCATGCTGCTCATCGCCTGCCTCGAAGGAGCGGGATACATCAAGCGTGGGGATATCAAGATCCCCCCGTATTCCAATGAGTGGCATCTGCACCACGGCGAGGAATGGTTCCTCAAAGTGGTGGAAAGATATTGTGCAGAAGTTCCCGTGGATGAGATGCAGCCAGGGGACTTTTTGCTGTATAAATTTGGACGCTGCGTCTCCCATGGCGCGGTATATGTGGGGGACGGGCGTGTGATCCACGCCATGGTAGAGCGTGGCGTCATCCTGTCAGATGTCAATGACGTCATGTTTCTGACAGCCAAAGGGGAATCGCGGCTGCATGGTGTGTATCGGTTTAGGAGGTAGTCATGGGCTTATTTGGTGGCCACAATACGACCATACGGGAAAATAAGATTTCCAGCTTCACTGTCTCCACGGCCGAATATGGGTCAACCGTCCCAGAGATCCTTGGTACGACGCGCATCTCTCCGAATGTCATCTATTACGATGACTTCACCGCACACGAACACCGGCAGAGCCAGAAGAGCGGCAAAGGCGGCGGGTCAAGGACGACGACCATCACTTATACCTATACCGTGGCGGTGATCCTTGCTTTGTGTGAGGGGCAGATTTCCGGCATCGGCAAGATGTGGAAAGACAAGAGCCTGTACCAGTATCCCAATGGGGACATCGGGCTTACCCTTTTCGACGGGAAAGAGGATCAGCAGCCGTGGGCATACACGGCAGGGAAGCACCCGGATAAGGCGCTTGCCTACCGCGGGCTTGCTTACATGGCGGGCGTGATTGACCTTGGGGATAGCGGATCCATGCCTTCCTACAATTTCGAAGTGAAAGGCAAGCTGCTGGAAACGGGGGATGGGGTGGACGTGAACCCCGCCGACTATATCCTCTATGTGCTTGACAAAATCGGCCTTGGCGGGATGGAAATCGACGGGATAGAGAACTACAGGCAGTACTGCAAGGAAGCGGACATGCTGATTTCTACGCCGTCCGACAAGCTGGATGCGAAGGCAGCCCGTGAGATCATCAATGACATCGCGACCATAACCAATGCTTATATCTTCTGGTCAAATAACCGGCTGAAGATTGTACCGCGAGCTGACCGCCCCGTGGGGAAATGGAAACCGGACAAGACAATTCGATATAACCTGACGCCGGATGATTTCATCCCACAGACCGGCGGGGTGTGTGTTTCCTATAGCCGCAAAGATTCATCGGAGATTTACAACCGCATATCTGTGGAATTTCTGAACCGCGCGAATGCCTATGAGAAGGAAATCGTCAATTACCAGGATAATGACGACATCAAGGAATTTGGGGTGCGGCAGGCGTCCACGACGCAGGCACATTACCTGTATACCAAGACCCGCGCCGTCAGGCTGGCGGAGGAATTGTGCCGTAAAAACAAATACGAACGAGTGAAATATACCTTTAAGCTCGACTGGGCCTTCTGCCGACTAGAGCCAGGCGATCTTGTCATGCTGAATGACCCGCTCATGGGGATCGAGAACCAGCCTGCCATGATCGACAGTGCGACGGAAGGTACGGACGGCATCATCACCTTCACGGCGATTTCGAGAGCAAAGGGCGTTTATAGCGGGGCAGAGTACAACGTCCACGATAACGAACGTCCGCTCATCGATTTCAACCCGGATCCCGGCATCTGCGAACCGCCCATGATATTCCAGCCACCAGCACTCATGACCAGTGCCGACAATGAGGCGTGGATTGGCACATGGGGAAAGGATCCCAACTGGGGTGGCTGCTCCGTCTGGGTATCGGATACTAATCAGTATTACAAGAAGCTGGGCACCATAGACAACCGCGCCCGCTACGGGACGCTGACAAAACCGCTGAATAGAGAAGACACCGTGCTTGAAATGGCACTGAATCAGGGCAGCTTCACCTCCGTGGATGCAGAGAGCGCTAAAAACGGTGACACGGTCATGTACGTTGACGGGGAGGCGCTATCCTATCAAACGGCCGAACTCCTCGAAGACGGGACGTGGAGACTTTCGGGACTGATACGTGGACAATTCGGCAGTGAAGCAGATTACCACGTGAAGGGGGCAAGTATTGCCCGGTGTGACGAAACTTTCCTGAAGTCTGGCCTTGCTAATTCCTATATTGGCAAGACTGTTTACTTCAAATTCACGGCCTTCAATATCTTCGGCGGCATGGAGCAGAGCTTGGCTGACGTGCGGGCGTATGCGTTTAAGCCTATTTCGGTGCAGATTCCACCGCCAGACGTCACAGCTCTGAACGCCGAGAAGCTGGCGAGTGGCATTCGCCGGTATTGGTGGAAATATACGTATCCAGAGCCGAATGATGTAGCAGGATTCATTCTGAAATACACCCAAGGTAAGGAGCTCAACTGGGAAACTGGGATACCAGTACAAGAGGGACTGATAACCACACAACCATACGAAACACAGACCATCCGACCGGGTATGCATGCGGTCATGATTAAAGCTGTGGATCAGAACGGGAATGAGTCGAAGAATTTCGCCTACTGCCTGCTGGAGATGGGAGATCTATTGCAGGAAAACGTGCTTTTCGACAAGGATTTCGGCGCGGATCATTGGGCAGACATCAAAACCAGCGGCCTTGTATTGGCAAGTGACGGCTATATCCACGCACCGAATACCTCAACCATGTGGCATGAAACAGGCAGAAGATTGTGGACGAAGCCCGCTGCGTACATGTGGGATACAGACTTCGCGGCTTACGAGGTGACGGGAGAATTTGTGGCACCTGCCTCGGGGCAGCTCTGGCTGACTACAGAAATAGAAGGCCCCGCTATTGTGTACTACAGGCAGCTCCTCAAAGGCAGCACCGCCGAAGAGCTTTGGAAGCAGTGGTCAGACAAGGTGCTGGTACAGGCAGGTTCAACGATCCAAGTCAAAATCGTGGCGAAAAATTCGAGCGTGCAAGAAACCATCGTGAAGAGTCTGCACGCATATATCGACGTACCCGATCGGCAGGAACACTTCGAAAACATTGCCGTACCGGAGAGCGGCATCGAGCTGCCCATCGTCACACCGAATTACATGACCACCGCCGTGCGCATCGATGCTGTACAGGGGAGCGCCCTTGTCAGGTATCCCAAGATACTATCCCGCACGCCATGCCGTATAGCCTTACTGAATGAGGACGGCAATCAGGTGGCAGGTACGGCAGATATTACATGGCAGGGGTTTGTTAAGGAAACAGTTTAGCTATAGGAGGTAAAAATGGCAGACGTATTGAAATTACAGTCAACAGCAGGCATGTTCGACTATCCAGATCCAGCGAACCCGTCAAAGGGGACTACAGAACAGCAGTATATCGAATTTGAGAAAAACAAATACTCCGTGTTATCCAGTCTGGTGGCTGACGAGCTTTGGCAACCGAGCACCGCCTATACCGTTGGGCAGGTGGTTAAAAGCCCAAACATGCCAGCGAACGTTGTCGCAAGAGCGATCACCGCGGGGACGAGCGCAGCTGCGGAACCCGTCTGGAGCAGTGCGGGGCACACCATGGCAGACGGCACCGTCACATGGGCGATGCTGTATCGCACGATCGACTACGCAACGCAAGAAGAAGTCACGGCAGGGACGAACACGTCGAAAATCGTAACGCCTGCCATGCTAGGCAAGACCATCAAAACAGATCTTGCGAGCGAAAACGCAGGAATACTTAACGGAGCTGATAAGACAGTAGTCGGCGGCGTCACCGGCATTCTTCCAGTAGCTCATGGTGGTACAGGAACCGATTCATTAGCAAATATAACTGTTGGCAAAGCAGGCACTCTGGTCGGGGATGCGGGTCTATGGGACTACTTGCACAGATTTGGGAGCAATCCAGAACTGCCGACCGTAAATACTGAGATTACCAAGATGGGCATATTTATGAGTTACTTTTGGCATGAAATAATAGCACACCAGCCGACACAATATGGTCAGCTTATTAACCTTCCGGCTGATTCTAGTAATGAATTGGCACAACTTTGGATATCACAGACTTCTGGACAGATGTATCACCGTGGCGGAAATCGTGGAACCCCAATAAATGATGTTCCGTTCACTCGCTTCCTTGATACGGATGATCTCTCAGCAGTTGGCGTCGTCGCGGGCGATGTGTCGAACGCTAATGCATGGTGGGTGAAGCTCGGCGGCGCGGTGCCGCTAATTATACAGGGTGGAATGCACAATAATGGAAAGAACTGGGAGAACGACAAGGCCGCGCCT